GGATGACTTCATACATAGAGATCTAGTTAGAACTATTCATAATTCAAACAAAGATTTTTTAAGAATAAATAAGGGTATTCAAATGGGGATAGAGGATTCATTTAAGTATATTGATAATTTTGATAAAAAGTGCGGGACTTGTAATATAACTAAAGCTAGCATACTTAAAGAGCAAATTAATTTTAAAAATGTTAATCTTAGTTCATCTCAGAATACTATAATTAGATCTACACAAAAATTTTATTTAATAAGAGTGATAGGATCTCATGTATTTTCTTGGAGATATTTCGATTATAAAGGGTATGAAGGTGAGGATATTGATTTTAGAGCGGCCATATATAACTGCTCTCATAACGAACAACTCTCAGGTAAAAATAATTTAAAGTACTCTCAAAAAATGAGCAAGAGCATGAAATTGCATTTTAACATATGAAGTTTGTTATTGTTGGTTGTGGTTTAAGCGGGATAACAAGTGCGCGGTTACTAAAAGATCAAGGGCATGAAGTCCAGATTTTTGAATCTCGCAATCATATTGGAGGCAACTGCTATGACAGTAATGTGTGTGGAACTATCATGCATAACTATGGTCCTCATATTTTCCATACTGATGATGAAGAGGTTTTTAAATTTTTGTCTAAATATACAGAATGGACCCCGTTACATTACAGACCAATAGGTCGTACAATAATTGGAGATATACCTCTTCCTTATAGCGATAAAGGTTGTGAGGAGGCTATTGGATTTAAACTTACAGAACAAGAAATTGTGGATCTTGTCTTTTGTGATTATAGCGAAAAGCAATGGGGAGTTCCATTTAATGAGATCCCATCAAGCATAACAAATAGAATCCCCAAGACGAAGGATTATGAAAACCCAACTTGGTTTGAAGGGCAAAAATATCAATGCGTACCAAAAGAAGGATACACAAAGATGTTTGAAAAAATGCTTGATGGAATTGAGGTCTTCTTGGGTTGCTCTAAAGACGATTGGAAAAATTCGTCTTATGACAGGTTGATTTATACAGGCAAGATAGACGAATATTTTGATAATTGTTACGGGACTCTACCGTATAGAACCCTTGATTTCGAACACAGGGTCACTTCTAAAAAGCAAAATACCTTGGTTTTCAATGAGTGTAATTATAGCAATCCTTGGACTCGCCAATATGATCATTCGTATTTTACAACTGACCATAGTGGTTTGACAGTTATCACGAGGGAGTATTCAAGAGATGCTAAAGAAAACGACATCCCTTTTTATCCTATCCCTTGGGGGGAATCCCATAAAAAATATAACGACTACAAAGCACTAGCAGACAGAGAAAAAAATACAATTTTTTTAGGTAGATTAGCGCAATACAAGTATTTAGACATGTGGATGGTAATAAAACATGCATTTCTAAAAACAAAAAAAATAAATTAAAGTTTGAACGTTAATTTGTTGAATTATTCTTGTCGGAAACTATAATCAGTTACATATGAACGAAATTACAATTACCTTACAAGAAAACGAGGCTAATGCACTCCTTCAGATCATTGATGTCGCTGTAAAAGCTCAAGGACTCCAGATTGCTGAAGCGGGTTCTTTCCTTGCTACCAAAATTCAAGAGCAAGCAAAATCGCAATCGCCACAAGAAGAAGTAGAGGCTCCAACAGAAGTTGAATAAAAATGCGTTTTTCTGGTAAAGATCAGGTCGTCAAAGAGGTTCAAAAAAAACTTGGCCTTAAAGCTGACGGGATTGATGGTCCCGCTACATGGAAAATGATTTGGGAGAATCTTGTCCATGAGGACAAAGGTGAGCCAGAAAAGCCAGAACCACCAGTAGAAGAGCTTAAAGATGATTATCCTGAAGTTTACAAAGCTTCTCCAAACCAGTCTGGGACGATTAAACCGGAGTATGTGATTTTACATCATAGCAGCGGAAGTCATGATGGGACTCGTTCATGGATTTTGAAGGCTGAATCAAAGGTTAGTTATCACTATCTTATTGCGGCTGATGGATCTCGCACACAGTTCGTCTATGATAAAAAAAGAGCTTGGCATGCAGGGAGATCTTCTTGGAAAGGGGTGAGCGGTTTAAATGCTCATAGTGTCGGGATCTCTTTCTATGGAGACACTAACAAACGCACACCCAGTGCGGCTGAAATCGATTCCGCTGCTAAGAAATGCAAATACCTTATGGACAAATTTGATTTTGGGATTGAAAATATTTTAACGCATAAAATGATTGCGCCTAATAGAAAGAACGATCCTTCAGACGAGACTTATCAAATGGTTATCAATCGGATTAAAGAGCTTTAAAATCCAGTTTATAGAAAAAAGCGGGTTCACCTCTTATCTATCGGTGGACTCGCTATTACGATTATGAGTCAAGAAATAATGAATATTAATGTGGATCGTCACGACATTTTTGATTACGTTGTAGGGAATGCTTCCTATGATCCAATTGAAAAATGCATTGACCCAATGTTATATGAAACATATGGAGACTTTATCCTTAAGATTGCTGGTCAAGAGTATATCTATCAATTAGAGGATTATCAACGTTTCTACAATGAAATGTTTAAATTAAAAACAAAAGCACTCAATATGCAAACCTCTGAAATTTTAAGATTGTGTGAGGAAATTGAGGAGATTGCTCCTAAAATGGTGAATCTATGAGACCTTTTGAGGACGCATTCAACAAAATGCTGGAGAGAGAAGAATCTATGAAATACGAAGAACTAAGTAAATTAGTGATTGAGTGGGGAGTGAACAAAGGAATTTTAGACTCCTCTACTCCATTGCGCCAACTAGATAAAACGCAAGAAGAGCTTGATGAAACAAGAGAAGCTTTAGAAAAGTTAAATGATTTTAGTTATCAGCAAGATCTCATGGAAGACCTTGGGATGCCAACCCCAAACGAAGAGGACATCCTCTCAGAAGTAAAGGATGGGATTGGGGATATGCTGGTTACTATTGTTTTGCTGGCTAAAATGGTTGGCTTTGATACAACAGAATGTTTAAGTGCAGCTTATGATGTAATTAAGAGTCGTACTGGCAAGATGGTAGATGGACAATTTGTAAAGGATCAGTAATGAAAAAATTAAATACTTACGAAGCAAAAAAGAAGATTAGACGTAAAGGCATACATGCTAAAAGCAAGACTTCTAAGATTAAAAGCTCGAAAAACTACAAAAAGCCCTATAGAGGGCAGGGCAGATAATTCCCTGTTTTTTCGTTTAGTGTAATAAGCTGTAGAAACAAAATATTTCTATGGAAACACTTATTCAATTCGTCGAAGGTCAAGCGTGGTTTAATTGGGCTTGTGCTGTTATCGCAGCTGCTAGCGCATTCGCAGCTTTAACTCCCACCCCCAAAGAAGGAACTATCCTTGCTAAAGCATACAAGATCGTTGACTTCCTTAGTGTCAATATTGGTAAAGCGAAAGACAAGGGAGATAAAAAATAAGAGCGTCATGTCTTAATTTTAGTAATTAAGCAATGAAGTTAATTCTTATATCCGCTATTACATCTTTTTTCTGTTACTTTGCTATTGCTCATCAAGTCGAAGCTAAAGAAAAGAGAAAAGCTGAAGAAGAGCGAGAAGAAAAATAAAACAAATTTAAATCATTTAAAAACCGTCCCGCAAGGACGGTTTTTTTATTATTAGCTCTTGAATTTCCATGTATTCTAGTTAAAATTAGTCAATGAAGTTAGAGCCTGTATTTTCAAAAGTACAAAAACATCTTAAAGGATGGGGAGAAGAAGTTTGGATCACTAATAATGACTTGTATTGTGGTAAGATCTTGAAGTTCAATAAGGGCGCGGAGTTTTCTATGCATTATCATGTCAAGAAAGAGGAGACTTGGGCTGTTATAGAAGGGACATTGCTTTTGAAGTATTATGATTTGAGTGATGCGGGAGATAAGGTTGTTGAATTAAATGAAGGGGACACGGTCCATTTGCGACCATGTATTCCTCACAAGCTTATAGCCCTAGAGGATTCTAAAGTTTTTGAAGTTAGCACTCAACATTTTGAGTATGATTCTTATAGAATCCAAAAAGGAGATTCACAAAAATGAAAATATTAATTATTGGAGAGTCATGCTTAGATATTTTTACTTATGGGTCTGCTGATAGATTATGTCCAGAAGCTCCAGTCCCTGTTTTCAAGCAGGAGGACTCAGTTACTTTCATGGGTATGGCTTCAAACGTCCATAGAAATGTTCTTGCTTGCCTTAACAATTTAGGCGAAAAAGCGGAAGTAGATATTAAAAGCAATCAAAGCACTGGAGCGAAGGTTAGATACATTGACTCCAATTCTAATCAAATGTTTTTGCGGGTTGATTCAGATGAGTATAAAGAGATTAATAAATTAAAGTTGCGCGAAGCAAGCGTGTGGTCTTATGACGCTGTAATAGTTTCTGATTATAACAAGGGATACCTGACAGACAGAGATTTAAAATATATTGCAGATAACTCTCAATTGTCTTTCTTAGATACAAAAAAGAAATATAACCCTCAATGGGCCAATTCGTTTGATTTGATCAAAATTAATGAAAAGGAGTATAAGGAGAATGGATTTGAAGGGATGGGGATGGAAAACCTCATTGTTACTTTAGGGAGTAACGGGTGTAGGTTCAGGGGAAAGAAATACCCTTTAAAATCTGTGGCTCAAGTAAGGGATGTCAGTGGTGCTGGAGATACTTTCCTTGCTGCTTTCGCGACTAATTATTTATTTAATCAAGACATGGATTCAGCTATTGACTACGCTCAGACTTGCTGTAGCATTGTTGTTAGTAAAGCTGGAACAGCAACAATATGAATCACCCTAAAATAGTTGATACATCTACGATCATGCACCGTTTTTCAATGGGAACGGAAAAGATGGCTTTTACAAACGGTTGCTTCGACTTATTTCATGCGGGTCACGCAGACCTTCTAAAGTCAATCAAGGAAGATTTACCTTGTGATTACAGCTTAGTTGTTGGCGTAAATGGAGATGAAAGTGTTAGGAAGAACAAGGGTTCAGAAAGGCCCATTATTAGCCAAGAGCAGAGAGCTTTCCTTGTGGCTTGCAATGAGTGTGTTGACTACGTTTTCGTATTTAATGAAGCAACAGTCTCTGGTTACCTGAGACACTTTAAGCCCTCTCGTTGGTATAAAGGGGGAGATTATAGTATCACTACATTACACCCCGCTGAGAAAGCAGAGTGTGGACAAACAGAGGTATATTTCATTCCATTCTCTGAAAACATAAGTGCTACCCAAATTATAACAAAAATTAAAAAATTATGAAAACTTTTATCGTAGATATTGATGGGACTATTTGTACCGACAGTCGGGGCAGCTATGAATTAGCTCGTCCTATGAAAGCTCGTATTGAGTATTTTAATGGACTATTTAATGGTGGGAACACAGTGATCTACTGGACAGCTAGAGGGGGTAATTCGGGGAAAGACTGGACTGAGTTAACAAAGAGCCAGCTTGAAGAGTGGGGGGTCAAATATACAGAGCTTAAGATGAACAAGCCAGCATATGATTTCTGGATCGACGATAAGGCTTACAATGGGAATAGGTTCTTTGATGAACTTTATCTTTAGCTTGAGCATGAACCACTTGGAACGAAAAAGTAAATATTGCTTCCCTCTGTCCTTATTCTTAATTCATTACCCTCTTCTGGGTCTTTGCACAACGCTCTATATTCAATTGTGCCATTCGCATCTAGAGAACTAAGAGGTTTCATAACTCCATTACCTACTCCCGCATTACCGTCCTCATCCACAAATTCATCAAAATGTTGAATATGACCTCTAATATGTAGGTGGATATTTTCTCTTATGTAGATTTCTTGAGGAGTCCCGCCTTCTACTTCGCACACATCTATGAAATATACGGCTTCTGGAACAAGCGTAACTTCCTCTCCTTCTATCTGACTGTCAGCTGCAAAATTAGTAAATGATGCGCCTCCATCCGATTGTTTTAAAATTTCTGCATTAAGAATCGCTCCATTATGATGGTTAAATTCAATTTTTAATTGAAAACTTTCCTTATCTTCTCCAATGTCGTGGCTTAGTCCTCCGACTTCAACCCTTTTGCCACCATTAGCGTAATCAAAAATGAAACCTTTATTAAATTTTAATTGAAATTGTTTCTGTGCGGTGTCGCTGAATCCAGTCTGGATTGCTTGAGGCATAAAAGGGTTTGTATACAATGTAAATGACGAACTGTCTGCTGGAGACGAGTTCATATGAAATGTATTGCTGGACTCGCTCATATATTAAGAATGTTTATGACCTCTCCATTTTCACTCAAATGGTAAAGGTGGTCGAAGTGACTAAAATTATTGTAGTTAATACATTGAATTTCTTTTTCGGGGCAGTCTGGATTCCTACCTAAAAAATATTTTTTACCTCCAGCCTTTAGACTGCCATCAGGCCAGAGGAATTGTTTTTCTGCGAAGAAGCAATCTTTTAGCTGGGTATTATGCCACGTTTCGATGTAAGCAAATTCGTTATCGAAATCATGTCGCTTGGTTTCGATTTCTAATTTCTTTTTAACAATCGTTTTCACTAAAAGATTTTATAGAAAAAATATATAAAAATCAATTATTCTTTCTCTTCTTTTTCTTCTTCTTTATACTTACCCTCTTTTTTCATCTTTTCGATGATTTTCTTTTGGAGTGCAGGAGCAAGTTTCTTTTGTTTTTCAGTAAGCTCTCCCTTGCTATCGTCCATCATCATAGCTCGCATTTTGCCATATTGCACAGCACAAGCACTGTAAGTCTCCTTGTCTCCCATCCCAGCGGTATCTGTGAATGTTTTATCTTCCATAGCGCACATGCTCATATATGATTTATAAACAGCCGCTTCTGCTTCAGAATACTTCTTGGCGATAGTGACTTCCATTTCTCCAGCATCATTGACGCTAGCCTGACTTTGTAAGGGATTTTCGAAATTATCCATAGTATAATTAGGTTACATTATTATAATACACTAGAAATATTAAATAAATGGAAAAAGTAGCTTTCTTAAATTTGACTATAAATTCTTTCACCCAGAACAATGTTTGGAAAAAATTTATTGATGGTGGCAGTAATGATGTATTTAATTTATATTTGCACTCCAAGTTCAAAGCTCCAAGCTTGTTTTCTGATTATCAGATAGAAAATATTGTACCAACAGCTTGGGGTCATTTCTCATTAGTTGAAGCAACTATAGAATTAATGAAAGCAGCTTTGGAAGATGAGGAGAACGAGTATTTTACTTTAATTAGCGATTCTCATTTCCCCTTGTATGATTTGGATTCTACAGTAAATTTAATAAAAGAAAGGTATAAAAGAACAACATTCACAAAACATTTCAGCTTTCATACAAAGGTAAAAAGTCAAAAAATATTCAGAGAAGGGGTTAGGGGTTATAATTTTGGAGAATATAATGCAGTTTGTCAGTTTTTCGTTTGTCGCAGAAAAGACGCGATTAGGTTTGTTGAGACTTTTGATGATTGGTCCAAGTATTTCGTAAAGAATAAGGTTATTTTTGCCGATGAATTTTATTTTTGGGGAGTTGCAAAACAGTTGGGCATGGATTTTGAGATGGGACAAGCTACAACATATTCTGATTGGAGTGTAAGAAAAGATTCGAAGGGTAATGTTAGCAGGAATCCAAGGGCTTTTGATAAAATTAGCAAAGGTGTGGTTGACACTTATCGTAAAGATGGGTATCTCTTTGTCAGGAAGATCGTACCCTCCACTTTTGTGATGGTAGATCCTTTAAATTATTAATTGAAAAAAATGGATAATACAGTAGAATTATTAGGATACTATGGTAGTGACGAAGTAATCGCTTGTAGTGCTTGGACATCAACTTCAAGAGACTTAGATGAAAAGAAAAGACAGAGAATTCCGAAGCTCATCGACATGCTTTGGAGCAACGGACACGAGACCCCTTTTGAAAAAGGTAGCGTCCATTTTCTTGTTGATTGCGATATTGCCAGTCATATTCATTTACTTAAGCATAGATTATCTTCTCTCAATGCAGAATCGGCACGATACAAAGAACTAAAAGAGGATAAAATGTTTATTCCTGAAGATTGGCCAGCTTTTTGGCAGGAAATGTTAGTGTCTTATACACAAAAAGGGAATGAGCTTTACCACCAATGCATCGCTGAACTTGAGCCAGAGTTAGGGCGTAAACGAGCAAAGGAATCCGCACGGTTCTTTAAAACTTACAATAGTCGCATCCAAGCAGACGTTCAATTTAACATGAGAAGCTTTGCCAACTTCCTAAAACTTAGGAATAGTGAACACGCTCAAAAGGAAATCAGAGAAATTTCTCAGAAAATGCTTGATCTAGTAAAGAATATTGAAGATAATCCATTCAGACATACCTTAAATAGTTGGGGTTATTAAATTATGCAAATTAAAAAAATTGAACTCCGCTCTCTTCAACAAGTTCGTACTTATGAGTTGGAGGACGGAGATATTATTGATAACTTTGGGTCTATAGAAAGATTCCAGAATATCCTTGATGACTCTGAACAGCCTACAGAGGAGGAAGACGAAATGTTATCTAAGATTCTGAGCAATTGTCCATTAGAGGAAGACAATATTATGGGTGGTATTGAAGAGTCATTTTTTGAATACGAATAAATTGCGAATTATGGAATACGCTTATATAAAGACAGTTGTCAATAACCAGAAGAAAAATAATGCTTCTCTCGTTTACTTCCAGATTAGTTCTGATGACGGAAGGCATTTCTTATTCACAGAGAATGAATTGAAAAGGGCTGAATCTCGCGCGAAAAAGAATCCAGAAGATATTAAGGTGCGAGAAATAACATTTATTAAAGATTAGTTTGATGTCTAAAAGTCCTGACAATTTCATTCGACCACCATTTCAAGATCCTGTCTGTGAAAATAAATCTTTTATTCGTTTAGAGCATTCGTCATTGCGTTATTATTTAGATGATGCTTGCCTAAAGCTGCATCGAACTGATGGCCCAGCGGTTATTCATAATAATGGTTGTATAGAATATTGGAATTTTGGGCAGCTACATAATATTTCTGGCCCAGCGATCAGAACCCCCATTGGAACAGAGGTTTATTATTTATTCGGGCGCAGACTCGACCATAAAAAATGGTTATATTGCAAGGAGAGATATTCGCTTGACAATTCCGACACAAATAGTGTAATAAAAGTTCATGAAAATAACAGGTAAGCAAACAGTAGAGATTGAGATCTCAGAAGCTCAGAGACATTTGATTGCTTTGGATTATATTTCAGAGATATTTAAATGGGATACAGATTATTTTATTGAAGATGGTTGGGTTATTAAGAGAGAGATAGCGCACACGTCACATTCTTTTGAGTTAAAGAATAAGGTTAGAGAGGCCAGCAAAAGAGACCAATGCCTTTATGATATATTTAAAGTGCTAAGAAAACAGTCTTTTTAATCATGGTCACCTCACCCATTAAAAACACTACCATCTCCAGTATAGCGTAGACCCGCATCATATGGAGAAATATAAAGAGATTCTGGCATGTTCAGGTCTCTTATTTTTTTATTGAATTCACGAACAATATGATCATTCAGTTCAGAGGCATCATTTGTACCATAAAAACCAGTGACTTCTGCCCTGTAACTAACCCAATCTCCAGAAGTTAAACTAAAGTCGCAGTGAATCTCTCCTTGTTTTTGTCTAGGCATATTATTCTATACACGAAAAGTCGCAAGTTTAAACAGGATTTTGCCAAATATACAGAGTCCAATTTAATTAAAAATATTATTATTATCTTT